CAGCTGAGGGGGTAGTTGATGAGTCGAGATCCTTTCGTTCATCTCATCTCTCGGTTGTTTCTGCGCTTGGGGGCTCCCGCTGTGTACATCACACAAGCGGGGGTCTCGCTCGATGTGCGGGTGATTGCTAAAGCGCCCGATGCGGTTCAAAACTTCGGTCAAACACATCTGGTGGTTGATACCCAGCGTTTTGAGTTGATGGCATCCGAGGTCAAACAGCCAAGAGAAGGGGACCGATTGGTGTTGGGTGGAACGCGCTATGTCCTCCATGGGGAGCCGCTCATTGACCGTGAGCGGCTCGTCTGGACGGTGAGTGCGTCTATCTGGCCGGAGGATTGACCGTGTCTTCACGACTCATTGCTGCGCTGAGCGGCAATCTGCAAGAACTCATGGCCGCTGAACTCAAGGCGGCCAGACATGCGGTGACCACCGGTGTGCGTGACGCCACCGATGGCCTCAAAGGTGAGCTGCGCAGTCAGATCACTGGTGCTGGACTTGGGGCACGTCTTGCCAATACCTGGCGCGGAGAGGTTTATCCCAAGGGGCGTGAGAGTCTGGGCGCTGCAGGTTTTGTTTACAGCCGAGCACCCGTGGTCGTAGCTGCCCATGACGCGGGTGCGTTGATTCGTTCGAAGAACGGGTTTTGGCTCTCCATTCCCTTACCAGCTGCTGGCACGGGGCCACGGGGCAAACGCATCACACCGGGACTTTGGGAGCGCATGCGAGGCCAGAGACTTCGATTTGTCTACCGAGCTGGTAAGCCGTCACTCTTGGTGGCGGACAACCAACGTGCAAAAGCAGGCAAGCGGGGTGGTTTCACAAGCGCTTCTGCTTCGGCGCAACAGTCGGGCAAGGGGCTGGTGAGTGTGCCGATTTTCTTGTTGGTGCCTCAGGCTCAGCTCAAGAAGAAGATCGACATCAATTCAGCCGTTCAACGCTGGGAATCCCAGCTCATACAAAACGTCATCTCCAACTGGCCCGATGAATGAGGGTGTGAGTTGATTTACCGGAGCAGGCCATGAGCCTGTTTTTTTATGTCCAAACGTGAAGAAGCCGTCGGGGCTTTGTTTCAGTTGTTGGGGCAGTTGCCCCTTGGTGGCAATGTCCCTAAGCGCAACAGTGCACTGCCCGAGCGCATGACAGAGCACGCCATGGTGGTACTGCGCGATGGCGACATGAATGAAGTCGAGGTGATGCTCTCGCCACTGACATATCAATGGGAGCACTCAGCCAATTTGGAGGTGTACGTGAGTCACCCCGATGGCGCGGAGCGAGACGCGCGCATGGATGCGCTGCTTAAGCAGTTCTCGACCCTTGTCAGGGCAGACCGGACTTTAGGTGGCGTTGTGGAGTTCATCGAAATTCATCCTCCTAAGTTTGAGGAAGTCGCCCCCGATGGTGCTGTGGGCATCAAGGCCTGCACCTTGGATGTGGTGATGCATTACGCAAGCAGCGATCCGTTGGCTTGAATCTTTTTGAAATTGGAGAAAAACTATGGCCCGTGCCTATGGCGCAAATGCCAGCTTGCTGGCTGCATTCGAACCTTCCTACGGAACGCACCCCAGCGGCACGACCGAATACTGGAAGCTCCCCTTTGTGTCCACCTCATTGGGGTCTGAACAAGGCCTCATTGCCAATGACTTAATTGGACTGGGGCGAGACCCCAGCGCCCCGATTCGCGATGTCATCAAGGTCGAGGGGGATATGGTGGTGCCCATCGACTTGCGCAACTTCGGTTTGTGGCTCAAAGCATTGCTGGGAGCTCCTGTTTCTACAGGTGATGTGGATCATCAGCACACCTTTGGCTCTGGCCAGCCTGTCTTACCAAGCCTCGCGCTTGAGACGGGCTTGCCTGATATTCCCGCGTACTTCGAGTCTTCGGGTGTGATGGTCAACTCTGTTCAGGTCAAGTTCGCACGCTCAGGCGCAGCGGATGCGACTTTGGGCTTGATCGCGCAAGGGGAAGTCAAGCAACTGGTATCAGTGGATGCAACGCCGCAAGCCTTAGGCATCACCCGGTTTAACCAGTTCCAAGGTTCGATCAAGAAGAACGGACAAGCACTTGGCAACGTGGTGGCGGCGCAGCTGACCTATTCAAACAACCTAGCCCGCATCGAGACCATCCGCTCTGACGGAAAAATCGAAGGGGCTGATCCAACCGTTGCCAGCCTGACAGGAAACCTTGAGGTTCGATTTGCGGATACGGATCTCATTGATGCGGCAACCAGCAACGCGCCACTGGAGTTGACGTTCAGCTACGTCATTGATGCCACGAAGAGTTTGACCTTCATCGCGCATGAGGTGTACCTGCCAAAGCCCAAGCTCTCCATCTCTGGGCCTGGTGGCATCCAGGCCACCTTCAACTGGCAAGCCGCCAAGAACACAGCCGCCGGTCGGATGTTCACAGTCATTCTTCACAACGATGTGGCCAGCTATTGAGCCACTCAAAGAGACTCATCCCCATGCTCAAACTGAACTTAAAACGTGAGCCGTATTGGCTCGACTTGAACCATGGCGTGCGCGTCAAGGTCAAACCCGCCACCACGGCGCTGGTCATGGCTGCACGCCACGCGGCATCTGTCATCGATGGCAAAGACCATGCTGCAGCGGGGCAACGCACCGCGACGTTGATCACCGAACTTGCCAAGCTGGCTGTGTTGGCTTGGGAGGGGGTGGGGGATGAAAAAGGCAAGACCACACCAGTAACCCCAGAGGGCATTGAAGCCTTGATGGAGCTGTGGCCCGTGGCCGACGCTTTCGAGCGTGAGTATCTGGCGGCGCTTTATTTGCTGGATGCAGAAAAAAACGTCTGAAGGCTCGCACCGAATGGCACTTCGGTGGCGGGCCCACGTACTGCGAAGCATGTGGGACAACGTGTCCTGAGTGTCCGTATCGATTAAACGCGCCCCAAACTGAAGAAGGTTGGCAGGCACTGTCGGTGCTTGAAGTCTGTGCGGCTCAGCTTCGCATGGCGCAAAACACAGTGATTGGCTTGGATTTCAACGCATGGACGCAAGCAAGCCAAGCTTTGGATGCCGATATGTGTGCGATGTCGAACATATTCCCTGCCATAGAGGCGGGGGTGACGGCGGCCATGAATCCCTCAAGCAACGAATCAACATCGGGTAACGGACATGGCTGAACGCAATCTCGCAATTCGACTCTCGGTGGTGGATGGTGGCAAGGTCAAGGCTGAGCTGTCTGAGGTGGGCGAAGCCGGGGAGAAATCCCTCAAGCGCATTGAATCCGCTTCTCAGCCCGCATCAGCGGGGTTGCAAATCGTCTCCAAAGCGGCCAACGATGCGTTCGCTCAGATGGAAGATGCGACATCGCGTCTGGGCATGCTCGGGACGGTGCTGGGCAAACTCGGCCCCGCAGGCTTGATTGCTGGGGCCTCCATCGCAGCCGCAGGCTACGGAATGCACCAGTTGATCGTGCCCGTGGCTGAGGTGGGTGAAGAACTCAACAAGCTGTCCCAAAAAACGGCTGTGTCCGTGGAGGCTTTGTCTGCGCTGCTGTATGCCTCCGAGCTGTCGGACGTGAGCACGGAGAGTTTGACCAAGGCTTTGAAGTTCTTGTCGACCGCCATGTTTGACGCCAAAGTCAAAGGCGGTGAGGGCAGTGCAGCGTTGCGTGCGTTTGGCATCTCTGCAGTAGATGCGCACAACCAGATTCGCCCGACCGAAGAAGTCTTGCTCGATCTGGCAGACAAGTTCTCGTCCATGCCCGACAGCGCCGAGAAAGCTGCATTGGCTGTGAAGCTTTTTGGCAAGAACGGTCTGGACATGATTCCGATGCTCAACCAAGGGCGTGAGGGCATCACAGCCATGATGGAAGAGGCCAAGCGTTTAGGTTTGGTGATGTCGGCGGATACTGCCCGTGCTGCGGAGGAGTTCAACGACAACCTCAAACGACTGCATGCGGTCAACGAAGGTGTGCAGCGCCAGATTGGCTCGGCATTCATTCCGATCTTGGCCGATTTGACTGAACACATCTTCCTTGCCAAAACAGAGGCAGGTGGTTTTAGCAGTGAGCTGATTGCAATCAGCAACAACCGCCAGCAAGTGCTCAATTATTTGGAGGATGTGGCCAAGGGGCTTGGCTTCATTGCTGAGTCCGCTGTGCTGGCCAAGCGGGTTATCTCCCAGCCGTTTGATAGTCTGTCTGTGGTGAGCAAAGACGTCGAAACATGGATGAAGAGCGACATGCTGCGCTCGATGAAGTCCATGGGCTACAACGAACAGCAGATTGATGCAGAGATTGCCAAGCTGCAAGGTGCGCGTGACAAATTTGTCGAATCAGCCAATGAGCGACTTGCTCGTATCAATGACAACCCGGGCTATGTGAACGCCATTGAAAAGTTCTTCGACGAACAACGTCGAACCGTTCGGGTGATGGGGCAAAAGTTTGTCCTTGATACAGCTGAGCAAGCTGCGCAGGTCC